CTTAGTACCCTGTCGGGTATAGGAGACAGACCATATTTATCATCGTTTGTTTCATAAATATACATTGGAAGAGAAAATTGGTTTGCAGAAGTCTGGTCTAGATCCGTTTCTGAAAAACTTTCAAACCACTCATCGTGAGATATGTATTGCAACTTATGTGGCTGTTCATTCTCTACAACCTCTATGGTATCTATTTCTGCTGTGCTACCGCTTCCTTCTGCTAAACCAATGTACGTTGTAGTAGCTGAAGCTGTGAATCGGTTTGTTTGCCATTCCCCATCGCCAGCATTAGTAACACTCAACGTAGCACTTAGATCCTGTGTTCCACCTGAAGATGTCCCTACTTTTAACGATACATCATTAGAGAAAGTACGTGTACGAACTATATATTCTTTGTTTATTATAGTTTGTATTGTTTGCGTTACTTCAGCACTGGATAATTGTAATGCACCTGTTACTGAAGCTCCTGAGTTCGTAGTTTCTACTTTAAATGGTGATCCAGATACTACTGTCCAATATAATATGTTAGAATCAAATGTTCCGTTTCTCACAAGATTTTTAGGACGAAGTATAAACGAATCCCAATCTACTTTTCTAAAATCAGAAGGTAAGCTGTATTCTTGAGTGCCAGCAGAAACACTTTCTGTTTTATTTTCTATGAGGAAAGGCCACTCTATCTCTGAATTGTATATATCGTTTACAGCTTTGTTTACAACATTCTTGACCATAGTCTGTACGCCTCTGGATGTACTAAATGTGGTAGATGTTAACTCTACTTCATTTAATTCATTCAGGACGCTATTTACAAGAGTAAGATAATTCATTATTCCTCACAGTCATCACAACGGCAATTTTTGCATACCTCTACTTTTTGATTAGCTGTAGAATCAGCATGAGTTCTAAAAGATCTTGCTACAGATAAATCTTTACTTAGCTTGTTGCCACAATGAGCATCATATCCGCAATTATTACACTTAGCCATTATGTTGCAGCAAATACACGCACGTTAGCGGTACTTCCAGATGAGTTGTAACATTCTATTCTATCTATGGTGTCTGCTGTCCAGTTACTTTCCCATGTATCATTCTCTGATAAATAGTTGGCTTCACTAAATGAACCAGTAACGTCACCTCTGTTTCGGCTAAGATCGTCAGCAAGAAGAAAAGGTACGCCAGCTTGCAGTTTAACAACCCATGCGTTTTCAAGATTGCTTCCTGCTACTGTGCCTCCTTCATTACACATAAGTTGTATCTCTACAATCTGATCTGACTCTATCCAAAGAAAATCAAAGTCGTCCAGCATTGTATCGTTCCATATCTCTTTAAGCGTAGAGTTAGTAATTGCGTAACGCTTGTCAAAATAGTGTGTTATTGTAATAGAGTCTGTTGATGTAGTACTTCCACCAGTGATGGTGTGCGAGTCATCATCTGGTATGTCTACAGTAAAATGTGTCGTTAGACTTAGCGTTGCCATTATCCTTCCTCCATTTTAACGCTTACGTTCATACTGAAAGAACGTCTTTCCCCTTTTGTTTGAAACGGATACACCGTATGCATTAGGTATCTGGGGAATATGTAAAAATCTCCAACTTGAGGCTGTATTGTTAAAGTATGGCTGTTGAAATCTTGAGGAACGCCATATACAAACTCAATATGTCCTCTTGCTGCTCTTCTTGATTTGCCTTCTTCCTCAAATTCTTTTTCTATTCCTTCTGGTAAACCTAAGTACCCTACAGATGAGAGAGAGCAGTATGTGTGTATGTGTAGAGGATTAAACTCACCTGCGAATTGTCTTACGTACCATGCTGTTCCTAATTTAAAAGGAAGACCTTTTTCCGATTCATGTACTTTTTTTACGTAAGCATCTACAAGTGCTTCAAAATAACCATCGTACTTTTGTCTTAAATCGTCTGGTACTCTTAGCTCTTGTTTTACTTTACCTACAAGATACGGAGACCAATCATGTTCTTTTACCTTCTCTTTGTCCTTTATCATTTTTTCAAGTCCCTCATTGTAGTCGTCTATCAACTCTTGAGGTAACTTAGATTTGACTATGAAAGGCCCGAAAGGACGAACCAACATAAAAGGTATTTCTGTTTTACCTGTATTTTCTTGTTGGGTAGAAAGTTCTGAATTATTTTCATTTCCTACCATTTTATTTACCCCATTCTTTCTTGAGGTAATTTTGTACGAGTACAGATTTCACGAATGCGCCGTTGGTAATATCTTGTGATAAATGCTGATTTACCTCGTATAAATTCTTTAGCATGAAAGACTGTTCGTAAGAAACATTTGAGGAAAACCATCCAAGCACGTTTGTTCTCAAACCTTTTGTTACTTCCTGCACCCCATGCGGATAGATAATTGGAAATATAGCAGCTTCACCAGCTTTTAACTTTCGTCCTATAGTTCCTACTTCAGTACTAAAGTATATCTCTCCTCCTTCATATTCATCGCTTAGATTTATTGAAAAGCCATAATCAAAATGTACGTTGTTAGATTTTGGATAGGCTTTAAAATTATCTACATGGAGGTTATAGTAGTTTCCTTTTTTATACTGATTGTAATAATTAACAGAAACTCTAGTTGGGCAATACACACAATCTATATAATGAGCGTCATATATTTTGTTAATTATTAGTTTACGTACTTCTTCTGGTACGCCTACAGATTCTTTATTATTTTTTACGTCTTCTAATGGCTGTGACTTGTTGCCATCTTTAAAAGTATCTTTACCAATACCGTCTAAACAGGATTTAATTTCGTCTTCATTGAGTAATTTAATAAACATTCTATATCCCCTTTCAACAGGACAAGTGAACAAAGCAAGAAAGGTGTGGGATTTTTGCAGAACCCCACAAAACTGTTAGGCGTGATTACGTGCCAGTAGACACTGTAGCTGATTCTACAGGGTTTCTAGAAACGTCTGCCAATACTACGTGTATGCGGAAACGCAGTGCGGATTCACCAGTTGAACCGCCATCAAGGATGAGGGCATCAATAGTGTCAGCACTTGTCAGCATACGAGCATTAGAACCAGAGGCTCCTACGGCAGCTTCTAGGAATGGTGTAAAACCAGCAGCGCAAGCAGAACCGTCAACAAAACAGTCTACGTCACCGCCAGTAAAACCAATATCCATAGTAATCTGGCCGTTACCTCTAGCTTCTAGGACTTCTAAAACACCTGATACGATCATGGTATCTTCAGGAACGTCAATCAGTTGAATGACATCTCCTCCAGTACCACCATCAGCGGTGTCCCATACAGGAGAAGTAACCACGTAAGGCACTGAAGCGTTAGCAGGATGACCTGCTGTTCCACCACCAGTAGCCGTTCTATTATAAGTAGCCATGATTTATTTCCCCCTTACGAGCCAAGATCAACAACACCAGAAAACACACCCTTGTAGCCTGTGCCACTGCCTCGTAGAACTTTACGTCCGAAAACGTGAAGACCACGAACAATGTCAGCAAAACTATCAGGGTCACGAATGACTTCCGTTTTAGCAATATGGGAAGCTGTAGCAACAGCACTCATATGACCGTATAGGAAGATATGCTCACCAGCATTAGTTGATGAAAATGTATGACTTGCAGCAGCACCATCGCCACCGTTAACGATAGCGTTTGTTTGATACAGCTTGAAGCCATGTATGATTCGATCCGTTACCAAACCATTCATTAGTGCAGATCCTGCTTCTCCAGTAACACTGGAATCCATTAGTTTAGCGTCAGCTTGACGTAAAACTTCATAGAACTCAGGGTCGGCAACTAGCCAACGGTTTTCGTAAGGGACATCGTTTTCGTCCATAACTTTAGCAGCAGCACTCACAGCATTTGCAAGTTCGTTACCAGTACAAGCAGAACCTGTACCAGTACCAGTAATCGGAGATGCGTCCGTACCAGTGTCACCTGCGCTTGTTGCAGCATTGCTGTAGATGTTGTTAAGAACGTTGTAGTCAAATGCTTTCTTCAAAGTGTAAGCACCAGAAGAAGTTGCCAGTGACTCAAAGTTAAGGTGGGAATGACGCTCTTCAATGTCGTCTACCTTAAAAGCAAAGTAATTGCCTTGATCCACAACAAGCTGAATTTGGTCATCAGCCAAATCTTGCGTGTTTACTGTGGAACCCCTAGTATAAGAAGAAACCGAAATGGTTGGTTCCTTAATTATATTAACGGTGTCACCGAAGTTTTCAATCTCTCCAGAATAATCGGTGTTGGTAATAGCTTCCGCTACCGAAGACCTGCGAAAGTACTTGAGAACCTTTTGACTGTAGATAACAGGTACAAAATTACCAGAAGGTAAGTTTGCATATCCTGCAGCGGTTGCGTAAGCCATAGCTTATGCTCCTTTCTACAAAAGGTTTAAGTAGTAATTATAGAGAGTCTACTATTCGCCCCTCTTTTGCTGCCTTGTCAATATCCTTTTCTAAAGCAGCGTACTCGTGAGGTTTTAACTTGGAAATCTCCTCAACAGTCCACATTCTAGTGTCGTCCTGAAGCTCTTCAATGTAACGTCTTTGTTTAGTTTTCGTTACGGCTTCAGCAGCACTTTGGCGTGGTGCTTTAGATCTTTCTTTTGTAGCAGACCTCTTTCTTGACCTCGTTTTAGAGGACGTTCCTTTATCCGCTTTGTACAAATCAATAACTCTTGCTGCCCATTTAGCATCAGTATTATTTTTGTAGATACCATCAGATAAGGTAGCTGGCTGTTCATCGAGCCATGAAAGAAATTCGTCACTTTCTTTTAGATCAACAAAGTCAGGGTGCATACTTATAAGTTCTTGTTCAGCAGTTTGAACAACAGCTTCCTGCTCCTTTACTTTTAGCTCTTCAAGTCTTGACTCAATGTCTTTAACTCGATCACTTGCCTTCAAAGCTGAGATAGTTTCGACTACATCGTAAACGTCTGGATACTTTTCACGGAACTCTGTCAACTCTTCCTCTGTCTTAGGCAGCTCTGGTATTTGCGAAGATTTTTCTGCCATCGAGAGCTTTGCTTCCAGAAGCTCTTGTTGCTGTTTCCATTCGTTTAACTTTGTGTCATAATGCTTCTTCAAGTCTCCATAACGTTTTTTGTAGTCATGGGTAGTGTCTGCATTACCGTCTTTTCTATCAACCAGACCTTGCTTTTTAGGTTTAGGAGTTGCCATATCTATGGGGTCTTCAACCTCGTCATCGTCTGGTTCGTTTAAGCTTTGCCTATACTGATTCTCGTATGGGGTAGGCTCCTGTTCTTCTTCGTACTCGTCTTCTAAATTTACATCTTCATTACGTACAGTCATCTTTACCTCTCTTTCTTGGGGCCATATTTTTCCAGAATATGTTATCGAAGAACATTGTCCAACACATTACTGGCAACATATGGGTAGCCATCGGTAGGTTAGCAATGGGGCCAAACAACACCATGTTACTTGGGTAGCCATTGGTTTAGAGGAACATCTTAGAAAATTCTAAGTTACGATGTTCCAATTCTCTTAATTCGCCACTACCTGTACGATAGTAACGCTTATATTCTTGTTGCATTACGTCCTTTTCATCGTCTAGCGTTGCATTCACAAACTTAGGAAATTTACGCAAACCGTTAGGACCAATATTAAATACAAAATCTGTAAATATTTCTTTGCAGTTCTGGGAAAGACTGTCAAAGTCGTCACTGCCAAATTCTGATATAACTCTGCTAGCTCCTTCTGCAGCTTTTGATATGTCGCCTATAAGAAGTCTTTCCACTTCATCGTTGTCCAAGCCAGACTGCATCC